ACCGAACACTTTAACCTATAAGTTCCCTGAGGTCGTAGATGCTAAAATCATAATGGCACCGCATACAAAGTACTTCGCAGTGAATGATCTTCGTGATGCAATCGCAATGCCTCTTACTGAGAAATTAGAAAGTGGATCTCACGTTAGGTACGTTCAACCCACGGCATTTATTGCAGATGATTTTAATGAGAGTAAGGATTCGTTTCATGCTCTCAAAAATATGATTGACCGTGCGAAGCAGATGGCAGTAGACGTTGATTTTGTAGATGAGCGAACAGCAAAGAAAATTAAACTCAACCTTAATGCTCTTATTCGTGAGGGTAAGGCAATCGACGGTGATGCGTTTGAGTGGGCGGGTCTATGCTCTGCTTCGTTGATTGACTTATGGCAAACCGTATGTGAAATCAAATTACATGCACTGGATTTATGTGAAGACAATTCAGAGTTTGAGACCTGCATGAATTACACGGAACCGACTAAGGGTGAGGGGTACGTCATGATCACCCGCTTTGGATATTTCAAATTAGTTGATCGGAGTGCTTTCAGTTATGCTAATTTCAGTAATCCTAAATTTGCTGCAATCGCATAGGGTCATTCGTTCGTGAATCAGACAGTGGGGGGCGTGATGCCCCCCCTTTATATAAAAACCGATGACTCCCCTAGTCTACAAAGTGTTCCGAAAGGCAGCTATAAGTACCTACCACTTAAAAATTTTTTTCCCTATATAAAATCGATGGTGAGATTAAAAAAATGCAAAAAAATTCTGGTGAAATTTTTACCTCCATAGAAGTCGATACAGTAACTGGAGAGTATTATACAGTAATACCAGAAGCAGCTGTGAACGAAATGGGATGGTTCGAAGAAACTCAATTAAGATGGGCAATGGATGGTAAGGAAGTAATCATAACCGAACAGGATAATTAACTTGACAAATGCTATATAATGGAGTATGATTCGAATGTAACTTATTATTCTTATGGCTAAAGGATTTACAGTAAAGGCAAAATCGCCCGTTACCAAGAAGAAAGATCAAGAATGGGATTATGATAAAGCAAAAGAAATGGTGAAGGGAAAAGCCATAGTATTTTGCTTACCTGGTAGAGGAGTATCATATGCATATCTAAAAAATTTCGTACAACTTTGCTTTGACTTGGTGCAATGCGGTGCGAGCATTCAAATTTCGCAGGATTATTCCTCCATGGTAAACTTTGCAAGATGCAAATGTCTTGGAGCTAATGTACTGCGAGGACCAGAACAAAAACCATGGGACGGCAAATTAAAATACGATTATCAATTATGGATTGATAGTGATATTATTTTTAACAGTGAGAAGTTCTGGCAGTTAGTATTAATGGATCAGGATATTGCTGGAGGTTGGTATGCTACAGAAGATGGTAGAACAACATCAGTAGCACACTGGTTAGATGAGGATGATTTCAGAAGTAATGGTGGAGTGATGAATCATGAAACCGTAGAGAGTATCTCAAAGCGTCGTAAACCATTCACAGTTGATTATACAGGTTTTGGTTGGTTGCTCATTAAAAATGGAGTATTCGAACATGATGAAATGAAGTATCCATGGTTTGCTCCCAAGATGCAAGTCTTCGAATCTGGTGAAGTCCAAGACATGTGTGGCGAAGATGTCTCATTCTGCTTAGATGCAAAAGAGGCAGGTTTCGAGATCTGGTGTGATCCAAGGATCAGAGTCGGACACGAAAAGACGAGAGTTATCTAATGCCACAAGATAGGTACAATATCTACTGTAAAGGAAAGCAAATTTTTTCTGATTTAACACAGATGGAGTACTTTGACATTATGGAAGATCTGTCAATTGAATATTATCAGACAGGTCTTCCAAGTCCACAAGATTTAAAGACTGAAATTTATCAAAATGATTAAATGGCATCAAAAACAACTATAACGGAGGTAAATTAACCAAAATGGCAGTAAAATCAAAGACTGGAGCATGGGGCGTTGAGATGATTCTTGCTTCTCCTAAAAAATCTCGTCAGGGAAATGGAAAACATACCAAATATGCAGCAACTTCTCGTAACTCAGCTCGTAAAAAGTACCGAGGACAAGGAAAATAACCAGAGCGTCTCGAAAGGGACGCTTTTTTAATCTAAATTATGAATATATTACCATTTTTTCCACAATTATTGTTTCATTGCACGATTCCTGTTCCTGAGAGTCTTATAGAATACTGTTCTATTGCAGAAAAAGGTGAAAAAGACAATCGAAGTGTCTATAATGGATGGGAAACACCGAATAATTTACATAAAAATCAAGATTTTAGTCATAAATTCCTAAAAAATTACTTTTTACCTAAATTTAATGAAGAATTAAGTAATATAAATTTCCCAAATTGGAATTTACAGTCATGTTGGATAACAAAGTTAGAAAAGAATGGGTATCATGTCTCTCATATACATGCAGATTGTCATTATGCATTTGCATGGTATCTTAATGTCACTGAAAATTCAGGAGGAGAGCTCTCTATACGTAATCCGAATGAATATAATACAGAAACAATACTAAAAAGGATGGATTCTAAAATAAATGATGAATATAATTTATATCCTGCTCTGAATATCACACCTAAAACTGGTTTACTCGTAATGTTTCCTGCATACTTATATCATAGTGTATTACCATCATTAGTAGAAAATAGAATAACAATGTCTGGTAATATAATGATTATTAATAATTAGCTTATAAATAAAGAAAAACTCTTTGTTTATGGCGATTAAAAGGATATCAAGGGCGTTCAAAGACATAACATTGTCTTTTGAGGTTCATCCAATCACAAAAGATCTACCAATATTAAAGAATGAGAATGCGATACGTAGATCTGTAAGAAATATAGTCGAAACTATACCTACTGAACGATTTTTTAACTCATTGTTAGGTTCTGAAGTAAGAAGTAGCTTATTTGGATTCGTTGATTTTGGTACTGCATCAGTTATCCAGAGTCAAATTGAGACTGCAATTGATAATTTTGAGCCAAGAGTGAATAATGTACAAGTTCAAGTCGAACCTACACCAGAACAAAATTCATTTGAAGTAACTGTTCTATTTGATATTATTGGACAAGAGTTTCCAACACAAGAATATACATTCCTTTTAGAAGCAACAAGATAAAATGGGGTTTACTAAATACACAAACTTAGATTTTGATCAAATAAAGACTTCCATTAAGGATTATCTTCGTTCAAATTCAGATTTCACAGATTTTGACTTTGATGGGTCTAACTTTTCAGTGCTAATTGATACATTAGCATATAATACTTATATTACTGCAATTAACTCGAATATGATTGTTAATGAATCCTTTTTGGATTCAGCAACTCTTCGTGAAAACGTAGTTTCATTGGCAAGAAACATTGGATATGTACCACGTTCTAGGACGGCAGCAAAGGCAGAAATAACATTTAGTGTAGAAAGACCTGAAGGTAATAATTCAGGCACTGTGACGCTGAAGAGAGGTCTTGTATGTACTGGAAATGTTAATAATACATCATATGTATTTTCAATCCCAGAAAATACAACAAAAACTTTTCAAGAAACATCAACAGGTAATTTTACAGCATCATTTAATAACCTAGAAATATATGAAGGAACATTTTTAACAAAACAATTTACACACGATGGATCTTTAGATCAAAAATTTATTATTAATAATTCATCTCTTGATACTTCTACACTAACAGTATACATTAAAAATGAGAATGATGAGGGATTAGGAATACAATATTTTCCTGTAGATAACATTATTGGTGTAACTTCTAAATCTCAAATATATCTTCTTCAGGAAGTACAAGATGAGCAATATCAATTATTATTTGGTGATGGATTAATAGGTAAAAAATTAGGAACTGGTGTTGATAATGATGGTAATATAATTACTGCTAATTATATTATTAGTAGTGGTAAAGAAGGTAATGGAGTAAGTAATTTTGCTTTTTCTGGAAGTTTAGAATTATCTAATGGAAGTCTTCTTAATCCATCAGATATATCTATTACAACTAACCAATCATCCCAGAATGGCGGTGAGATAGAGTCAATTGACTCTATTAAGTATTTTGCACCTAAGATATATTCTGCTCAAAGCAGGGCGGTCACAGCACGTGATTATGAGTCTATTATTAAAAAGATCTACCCTGATACGGAAACTGTTTCTGTTGTTGGTGGTGAAGAATTAGACCCACCTGAATATGGAACTGTATCTATTAGTATCAAACCAAAAAATGGAACTTTTATTTCCGATTTTAATAAATCAAGAGTTTTATCACAGTTAAAACAATACTCTATATCTGGTATAAATCAAAAAATAGTAGATATAAAAGTACTATATGTTGAAATTGATTCTTCTGTATATTATAATAGTGCAAAAATATCGACTGCAGAATCATTAAAAGAAAAGGTAGTTAACACATTAACAACTTATTCCAATTCAGTAGATTTAAATTCATTTGGAGGTAGATTCAAGTACAGTAAGATTCAACAATTAATTGATATTACTGATAATGCCATAACATCTA